ACTCTCCGTGAAATGCAGGTTAGTTGATCGTTAAAGTGAACAGTGTTCACTGTTTGGGAAGAAGGTGTTATTTTGACCGAGGATGAGTGTTTTAGTGAGATTCCTCCTGGAATCGCCAATAATGAGGTTCTTCGAGGTGTGTGGTCTGAACTTGTGGGTATGATGCCCAAAGGAGTTCTTGATAACCTCGATGAAATGGATGGGCTGTTTATTGAGGCTATGTGCCGGCATTACGCTATTGCACGAAAAGCCTCTAACGAGGTTATTTCGGCTGATTCAGTACTTGTCACAGATAACCCAAATCACCGAATGCAGAAACACCCAGCTGAGGTTATTTTCCGGTCACAATCTCAGGCCTTTCTGGCTTATATGAAAGAAGCTGGATGGACGCCTAAAGCAAGGAATTCGGGTAAGAATAAAGACACTGATAACCCATTCCTTATGTGAATAGAATACGATGAATAATGTAATTCCTAATGAAATTAAAGAGTATTTAGTCAGTAGGAAGCTAGATATACCTGAAAGGGGACCACACCTCAAGTGCCCCGATCCTGGAGGTGTGGTCCACGGTATGCAAGTTCGATTTAACCCGAAGAGCGTAGATCATGCTCTTCGGGTTATTTCTGCATTAAGGCACACTAAAGGTAGGTGGGCAGGTAAACCTCTTAAGCTAACTAATGTCCAGATAGCCTTCATTGTGGCCCCGCTATTTGGCTGGCAGGTATATGATGATTCTTTAGGGCGATGGCTGAGGTTGTATAGGGATGCCTATATTGAAATGCCACGTAAAGGAGCTAAGTCAACTCTGGCGTCTGCACTAGCTATGGTCCTTGCTTTCGGTGATCATGAGGGTGGCGCTGAGGTCATTATCGGTGCGGCGTCTAGAGATCAGGCTGGCGCATGTTTCACGCCGCTAAAGCAACTTGTCGACAACTCTCCATTGCTTAAGCAAGCTGGTATCAGGTCACTGCATAACTCGATCAAGCAGGATAGGACAAGCTCCGTCATCAAGGTAGTGTCATCGAAAGGTGACCTAGCTCATGGTGCTAACCTGCACGGGGCTATCTGTGATGAGCTGCACGTGCATAAGTCTCTGTCCCTGCTAGAGGCTATGGAGACAGGTACCGGCGCTCGTGAGCAACCTCTGACGATGGTGATCACCACAGCTGACGACGGCAGTGTGGGCACGCCGTACGACCAGCGCCGAGAGCTGGTAGACAACATATGTAAGGGGGTTGTAGAAGCTCCTCGATCATTTTGTGCGGTGTGGTCTGCTTCCCCTGAGGATGACCCCTGGTCTGAGGATACGTGGGCTAAAGCTAATCCCTTATATCCCGTAACTCCGTCACGGGCATTCATGCAGTCTGCTGCTGATAAGGCTAAGACTAACCCTGTGGCTAAAGCCTCATTCCTGAGGCTGCATTTAGGTATCAGGGGTAGGCTGGATGAGTCGTGGATCAGTAGGGCTGACTGGATGCGCGGAGCTGTGGCCCAGCTGGATATCGAGGGCAGGCAATGCTACGGCGGGCTTGACCTTGCAGCGGTATCTGACCTCACAGCGCTCATGTGGCTGTTTCCGGCAGAGGACGGCACATACCAGATACTGCCCCGCTTCTTCCTGCCTGAGGCTGCACTGCCTGAGCTTGACAGGGCCACATACCGTAATGCGTCGGTGTGGGCTAGCCGAGGGTTGATTAAGCTTACTCCGGGTAACGTCACGGATTATGATTTTGTTAAAGCCCAGATTGATGAGGACGCTAAGCATTACGATATTCAATGCATAGGGTTCGACCCGTGGAATGCTACTCAGGTGTCTAATGATCTCCAGGCTGATGGGTATAGGCTTGAAAAAGTACGCCAAGGTTTTGTGTCTATGTCCGGTCCTATGAAAGAGATTCAGCGACTGGTTATGCAGGGTGGCGCTATTAAGCATGACGGCAATCCTCTTATGGCGTGGCAGATAGATAATATTCGTCCTGCTATGGACCCTGCTGGTAATATTAAACCTGCTAAGCAGAAGAAGCGAGATAAGATAGATGGCGTTGCCGCTTTGGTAACGGCAATGAACGTGTGGCAATTCCACAAAACGAAAGTCTCGGCTTACGGCGTGTCGGGGCTCGAATCTATTTGAAATGTGTTATACTGTTTACAGGATTGAATTGGAGGTGTAATAGTGGGTTTCTGGGCTGGCATCTTTAACCGACTTCAGGGCATTACCACGTATGAGCCTCGGCAGTATAAGGTAGGGCCAACTGAATTGGTCGACCTTTCCGGTGTTTCAGCTGCTAAGCTATTCAAGACTCAACCACACCTGCGTACTGTGGTTACATTCCTTGCCAGGAATATCGCTCATCTGGGTGTACATTCCTACGTTAAGCAAAGCGATGGGGGCAGGCTGAGGGATACCTCGTCCCCCGTTGGCGGGTTTCTCTCTGGCGCCAAAGCTAATGAGAGCATGACTCTGTATCAGCTGATCTATGCTCTCGTTGTGGATAAGGCCCTTTATGATAGGGCCTACTGGTGGCCAGTAGTGGACCAGAACGGTAACTGGGAAGTCTACCGCCTGCCTCCTAGCTGGGTTCAGACTAAGTCTGACAATTTTGGTAAGGTCACACATGAGGTTAGCTTCGAGTCAGATAAGAAGTTGACTCTGGACAGTTCACGTGTGGTCTACTTCGGTGGGTATCACCCTACTGATCCTGGTGGGTGCAGCGCGACAATTGTCAGTTTGAAGGAAGTACTGGCTGAGCAGATTCAAGCATCGAAGTACCGTCAGCAGCTGTGGGCTCGCGGAGGTAAGGTCTCCGCTGTGCTACAGCGCCCTGTTGATGCTCCTCGGTGGACTGACAGTCAGCGCGAGACTTTCCGTGAGGACTGGTACGAGAAATATACTGGGTCGGGTAAGCGCGCTGGGGGCACTCCCATCCTTGAGGATGGGATGACTCTTAATCGTGTGGACTTCAGCGCTACTGATCAGCAGTACATTGAAGGCGTTAAGCTTGCTTATTCGACAGTAGCTAATGCGTTCCATGTTAATCCCACAATGGTTGGTATTCTCGATAATGCTAACTACAGCAATGTCCGAGAATTCCGTAAAATGCTTTATGGGGATACTCTAGGTCCGCTTATTGCGGAAATAGAATCTACTCTTAATGCATTCCTTATTCCTATTATGGGTGGGGCTAAAGGTAGCTATATCGAATTCAATGTAGCTGAGAAACTCCAGGCTGATTTTGAACAACAGGCACAGTGGTTCCAGTCAGCCGTGGGCTCGGCATACATGACCCGTAATGAAGCTAGGGCTAGGTTGAACCTTCCTGCTATCGATGGTGGCGATGATCTTATCACCCCGTTGAATGTGAGTGCGGATCCAGCAGGGTATAGCCAGAACTCAGGTGAGGTAAGGGTTAAGTCACGCGGGCTACGTGTTGACCGTCGGTCGTGGGTCAAGCGCTACACCACAGTGCTTGAGGCTCATGCCCGTAAGAGGTTGTACAAAGCAGGGCGGTTGAAGGTTAAAGCTTCAGCTGATGAGTCACTAGCTGAGGACCTGCTTGACCTTGATCTAGGGCTGACCAGCGAGGTAGGCAACAAGCTGCTTGAGGGCCGTGACGAGGACTATGACAGAGGATCTACTAAGTCATATCTGAAGAAGCGAGCTAAGCGAATCTCTCAGGGTATCGTGGATAGCCTGGAGGACCTAGAGGACGAACAGGCTGAGTGGGAAGAGGCCATGGATGGCGATGATCCTCCTGACACTGTCGAGCCTGTTGAACACTGGCTGAAAGAGTCAGCTCTGGGTATGGCAGGGTCAATGGTTACGTGGGCTATGGGCTGGGCCACACAGGAGGCCGGTAGGCAGTCTGGCGCAGCCACCAAGACGTGGCACACAGGACCTAATGCGCGAGATAGCCATGCTGCTATGGACGGCGAGCGTGTGGGCTTGGACGAAGAGTTCTCTAATGGCATGAAGTATCCTGGCGATGACGATGATCCTGCTGAGGTAGCTCACTGTAATTGCACAACCTCAATTGATTGGAGTTAGTTATAAAGACTAAGTCGTTTAAGATTAAAGCAGAAGAGTCCGAAGAATCTGGGTCAGGCTATTTCGTAGGGTATGCCTCAGTATTCGGTAATGTTGATTCTTATGGTGAGGTCATGGAGAAAGGCGCTTTCTCCGATACCCTTAAAGAATGGGAAGGCCGTAAGATACCTGTCTTCTATGGGCATGACCTGACTAACCCTGAGAATAACATCGGGTATGTTGAGTCTGCTGAGGAAGATGACACTGGACTGCTTGTCAGGTGTGTGGTTGATTCTGAAGGGCCGGGTAATGGCCCTATCGTATATAAGCTTTTGAAAGAGGGCCGAATTGACCGTATGTCGTTCGGCTTCTACGTTAATGACGCAGATCACAAGGACGGCAAGACTTACATTAAGAGGGTGTCGCTGCTTGAGGTGTCTGTGGTCCCTGCCCCAGCTAATCCTGAGGCAGCTATTACTGATGTCAAATCTAAGAAAGAGGCAGAAGGAATGACGCCTGAAGAGATTGCTGAGCTTGTGGTCAAGCCGATTATCGAAGCGCTTGAGTCCAAGCTCGATGAGTATTTCGACGAGGAAGACAAGCCTGAGGATAAGCCGGCTGATAAGCCTGCTGATGATCAGGCTAAGTCTATTCTATCTGAGATTAAGGGGTTGTTTGCGTGAGCGGGATTGAGGAGCTGCGAGTTAAGGCAGCTGAGATCAAGGGACGGCTGAAGGCCGTTGAGGAGTCCGGTGTTGTGGGTAAAGACACCGAGTCTCTGGTGGGAGAGTACAAGGCCACTGTGGCCAAGATTAAGTCCTTCGAAAGTAATGGGGACGCTATTAGCGAATTGAAAGGAAATTCTGTGGCTGTTGCTGGTGAGGCTAAGTCCCTGGGTGCACACTTCGTTAAGCACTTCGGTCCTGAGCTTGCTCGGGTTAAAGGGCGTGACAATTTCTCGGTGAATGGCCCCGAGTTTAAGGGAGCTGAGGATTGGCACCTGACTTGGGATGGCTTGGTCGGGTTTGACACCGATTATGACAAGGCTGCGCACTACGCTCAGCCCCCGCTGTACGTCGGTGACCTGTTCGCTCAGGGTAACACCGATAGTGCTGCTGTGGCCTGGCTTGAGGACAGCGCTGTTGAGGGTGACGCTGGCCCGACTTCCCAGGGCGCTAAGAAGAACAACATCCACTTCGTTAACCCTAAGACGAACATCGAGGCTCTGAAGAAGATTACCGGTATCCTGGCGTTCTCTGATGAAATGCTTGAGGATCATGCCTGGATGGCCTCGCACATTAACCAGCGTGGCGTGTACCGTATTGCTGTCGCCGAAGAGAACCAGATTCTGAATGGTTCTGGTCAGAATGGTCAGCTCCAGGGCGTGCTGACTAAGAGTGGTATTCTCTCCCGTGAGCTTGATAAGACCGCCACCACTGCTGAGTTTGGCGAGGCGATTCTGAAGGGCGCTATGGCTGTTCTTCAGGAGAGCGGCTTC